GATTTCGCGGCCGCGCGATACTGTGCCACCGCAGTCGCGGCGTTCCGCTGCGCCTGAGATTTACCTTTAGCGCGAGACGCGCGGGCAGCCGCCGACGCCTTCCGCGCCGCATCAGACCACGCCATCAGCGATTACCCTTCCGTGTCCCCCACGACAACCCATACGTGTTATCAGCCTCCGACGACGGACGCGCCCCCTCCTGATTCGCCGCCGGATCACCAGTCACCACCACGCCACCCGTCGCCGACCCAGTGTTCTCAAACCCAGCCGTCACGCCGCCGCTACCCGGCGGGTAGCCGAGCACACCGCCCGGTTCCTGACCTGTCGGGCCCGCCGTACCCGGCGGCATCGGACCCCCAGCACCCGTGCCAACACCGATACCTTCATTACAGTCATGAATCCAATTAGACATAATCCGACACTCCTAACCCGTTCGCACGCCGATCACTTGTTTTCAAGTCACCAATCCGGCTCAGATCAGCGGCCACCTCGCCGGCGTCGCCAGTCGGATACGCGCCCGCACCGCCCCACGACCGACCCAAATACTCGTCAGGACCATGCGCCGCCGCCACCGTACCCGTACCCGGCTCACCGGCCCGCGAACCCAAATACTCATCAGGCCCCGGCGACACCAGCCCCGGCGCCCCCAACCACGGCGTACCCACCCCATAACCCGGAGTCTCGTTGTGCGCCATCACAAACCGTCCTCTCCTAAAACGCGTAAAAGAAACTCACCAACAACGCGAAAACCATCACCACCACCAACACCACCAGATACCCGGCCACCAACCACGCCTCACCCGACCACTCAGAAAAACACCGCATGACCACTACGCACCCGCAGACGCTCCGCAACCTCCGAGCTCGTCAACCCCCACAACGCCAACGTCGCCGCCGTCACCGGCGTAATATCCGACTCCGAATCCTTCCGCGACCAACCCCACCCGCTATCCCCAATCGTGCGCCGACGCGCCACCGACAACGCCACATTCAACAACGGCTGATCCAAATGCCGCACCCGACCATCCATCACCAAATCAAACAAGTTAGCGCAGGCGGCGGCCATCTGCCGACTCGTTGTCACCGTCACCGTGATACCCCGCTGACGTAGCGGATCAACCAGAGACACGGCCGGCCCACCAGCATCAATGACCACCGCCCGCACGTCATGCCGATCACACATGTCAGCGATCTTCTCAATCCCCCAATCAGGCTCCCCGCGACGGGTTTCCACCACATCCACAAACGGCAACTCGTCCGCAGTCCACGACGCCGCAGCGATCGAACACGAACCACGATCCGGCGCCACATCCACCGCGAAACACACCTCGCCGCCGCCGTCGACTAGACCCGGCTGCGCACATACCGCCCATGACTCCGCACTAATGACCCGCTGAACGCTTAGCGTCGACCACACACCCAACCGCTCCCGCGCGAACGTCTCGTCATCCATCGCCGCACGCTCATCAGAAATCGTGTCCACATCCAGCCGAATCCCCATCGCCGGATTCGCCGTCGCCCAGTTACTGCGGTCATCCAAATCCACCACGCCGTCACAACCCCACTCCAACCAGCACAGCCGCGGGTCGTGGCCTTCGAGGCCGGCTGAACGTATCCGCGAAAAGATGGCGCCCTGCGCCGCCGGCCCGGGCGGCGTCCCCGTATAAATCTGCTGCGGATTCGGTGACGCACTAATCGTCGGTAACAACGCCGCTAAAGCGTCTTCGGTCATTTCCTGCGCTTCGTCCATCACAAGAACGTCACACGAGAAGCCGCGCCCCGATCCTCTCGAGCGCGCCACCAGCTCAAACGAACCACCGTTATCCAGATAGATCGCTTCCTGCCCGTTGGCCTTGCGGATCATCGTTGTCCGCGCGTGCAACTTCGGGTACTGGCGCGGATTATCGAAAAAATCCAGCAACCGACGAAACGCCTTCTGCGCCGTCTTCACCTCATGCGCAGTGTGCAACACACGCTCCCCCAACATGAACATGCCGTACAGCTCACGCATCTCTAGCACCGCGTTCTTGCCGTTCTGCCGGCTCACCGACAACCCGCACCGCGGCGCCGCCCACCGACCGCCCGTCTTAGTACCCAACCAGCCGTCCAGAATGGCGCGCTGCCAATCATCCGGCGTCAGCCCATACTGCGACGCCAGATAGGCGGCGTCTTCAGCCTCATCCCTGCTGACGGCTTTGGGCACGAGCGCGACGCGGGGCGTTTGTTCGCCGACTAGCACGACGACGGTTGAGCTCGTCAAGAGTCGTATCCTCCGCTGATAGGCCCTGCCCGCCGGACAATTCGTCGATTTGCGCCAACACCTCACACAACCTGGCAGCCAGCATCGCCGTGTCCCGTAGCGACATGCTGTTTTCGACGTCGACTGCCAGCCGATCGCGCAGCCGGCGCAGCGTATCGAGGCGGTTGCCTGTGGCGGCGACGTCAGGTAACGACGCAGGTTTCTTTGCTGGCCTTGGTGTCATGTTTGCTGGCAAATGCGGTCCGGAGGGTAGAGGGGGTGTTGTCGCATTGTATGGGACGCGGGGCTCCTGACGCCCCATGGGGCCTCCCCCCAGGGTGGCTCTGACCTGCGGCGATGCTCGCGTGGGAGGGTGCCATGGTGCCGGAGGGTCACCCCACCCGCTCCCACGTACGGATGGTTGGTTGCGGGATTGTTTGCTGGCAGGAGGGTCATGTTTGCTGGCGTCGGGGAGGGTGACCATGCGGGATGGTGACCGATGGCGCACGGAGGGTGACCATGCGGGATGGTGACCGATGGCGCACGGAGGGTGACCATGCCGGATGGTGACAGTGCCGTGCAGAGGGTGACCATGTGACCATGCGACCGCTCGCAAGAGGGTTACCGCTCGCAAGAGGGTTACCGCTCGCAGTTACCACGCACGGCCGTGCGGTACGGGTGGCATGGTGCGCCCACGGCGCCTATTGCAGCGCAGGTGCGCTGCGCGGACTTCGCCGCGGTTGTCGCCGCCGCGGCTGATCGGGACGACATGATCAGCTGACTTTGACCATGGGTCGGGCCAGTGGAGTTCCATGTCGATCCATTGGCCGCACAACCAGCAGACGTCGCTGTTGGCGAACGCCTGCGCCCGGTTTTTGAGGTAGACGGCGTCTTTGGTGGTGCGCGCTTTGTTGTAGGCCATTTAGCGGGTGGGGTCGCGTAGGGTGCTGGCGGCGATGAGTGCTTCGCGTTGGTTGGCGACAGCGGTTTGCCGAGCTGTTTCGTTGGCGTCGAACATGGCGATGAATTGATCGCTGGGGCCGGTGCCGATTTGAGCGGGCGGTGTGGGCATTGATGGTGGAGCGACGGCTGCTGCGGTGCCTGCCCATACTTCGAATTCGGTGATGCCGAGCCATTGGCCGGGTGCGGCGGTGATTCGTAGGTATTGGTAGGTGCCGCCGCCGACGGGGATGGTTTGTAAGCCGTTGGTGGTGGCGCCGCTGTCGCATTGGCCTAGGGTGGTCCAGTCTTTTGGGTCTGCTGAGCCGGTTAGGGAGCCGGCGAGGGTGGCGTTGTTGAATGCGGCGGCCCCGAAATTGCCGGGCAGGTTTTGGTGGAAGTCGTACCCCACTACCACGCTGTTGACGGCTTGGGGTGCTCCGAGGTCGGCTTGTATCCAGCCGTCGTGGTCGGTGCCGGTCTCGTTGTTGCTGATGGATGCGTCGGCGCTGCCATCGTTCATGTTGGCGTAGGTGGCCGCGTTGGTGTTGGCGTAGACGTCTGATTGGGTATAGGTGATGGTGGTGACTTCGGTGGTAGTCATGCGGCTGGTTGTCCTTTAGGTGAGGTGCATGATGGTGACGGGTGTTGTCCAGTTGTCGCGGTGTCCGGTGCGCCAGGCGGTGCGTCCGGGTAGGCGTGGTTGGCCGTCGCGGTGGTAAGCGATGCTGGGGGTGTCGCGGTGATCGACCAGGCTGGGTGCGGTGTAGCCGATCATGTGTCGCAGCCCTGCCCATTGGCTGATGGCTTCGTCGGCGTCAAGGTTGCTGGTGTGGGAGAGGTGGGCGACGATGCTGGCGACGAGTTCGGTGCGGATGGCGTAGCCGACGGCGCTGAGTAGTTTGGTGGAAACGATCCATGCGTGGTCATTGTGAGCAGCATCGCTGACAGCGGCCGCCACCTGGCGGATGTATTGGGGTGGTCGGGCTCGTCCGAGGTAGAGGGATGCGATGCTGATGGCGGGTGGGGCATGAGATAACGCCATATCCAGTTGAGTAACGAAATCATCAACAGGTAGAGCGTCATCTTCGATCACTACTGCCCAGCCGTGGTAGCTGTTTTCGCGGTGCCATGTCCATGCTGCGAGGTGGTTGCGGTAGGCGCCGAGGGTGCCGTCGTCCATGCAGATGTGGGTTGCGTGGGTGTGGGCGGCGAGTTCGAGTGCCCATGGTTCGCGGCTGGTGTGTGCGACGACGGCGACGTTGGGCGGCTGTGGTGCCGCCATGGTTTAGCCGCTGCTGGGTGGGGTGGGTGTGTCGGTTGGTGCCACCGGCGGTGGGGTGGTGTCTGTGGGTGGGGTGGCTGGTGCGGGCACCATGCCTTGCGCGGTGTTCACGGCGGCGTCGAGGCCGGTGAAGTCGACGGCGGTGGCGGCGGGTTGGGCTTTGAGGTTCGCTATTTCGTCGCTGATGGCGCCGAGCGCGGTGTTGAGGGCGGCGACGTCGGCGTCAAGTTTTTCTTGACTGGTCATGATGGTGGTGATCCTTTCGTTGAGGGTGCTGAACTGTTGGTAGATGTAGGTGGCGAAGTGCCACAGCGCTTCTAGGGTGTTCATGTTCGCGTACTTACGGTTAGACCCGAGTTCCGTTGTTTCCATGCTTGGTAGCGTCCGTCGCCGGCGAACTTGTTCGCCCCGTACTTGTGGTTAAACAAATCGACCATGGCCCACGTCAACTCGTCTTGGCGGGCGTCGTCTTGGCTGTGCAGCGTGACGCTGGTTTTGTGGTGAACGCGGCTAGCCGGAACCAGCATCGGCGCGACGCCGAGCGGTTTGAGTTGTTCGATGGTGGCGTCGTCGGCGCACCACAGAATGAAATCCTCATCCAAGCCGCCGATCTGATACCAGATGTCGCGGCGCATCATAAAGCACCAGCCTGACAGGTGGGTGCCGTTGGAGTAGCCGGCGGTGTTTTCGGTGATGTGGGTTTGTCGTGGGTCGCCGGGGTTGATCGGTGAGACGACCGGGTTCCCGGCGTTGAGCAGCGGGTGTAACCAGTCGTCGGCGAACTCAAGATCGTTGTTGGCGAACATGATCCACGGTGCTTGTCCGCGGCCGGCGCCGGCATTGCAGAATTTGTTGTAATTGAAGCTGCCGGCTACCGGGTAGGTGTGGGCGCCGTCGTAGGTGTGCCCGGTCTGTTCTAGCACGGTGATGTTGACGTGGGCGTGGGCGCCGTGTAAGGCGGTGGTGACGGCGGTTTGTGTCATGGTGTGCAGCGCTGGCGTCGTCGCGTTGGACAGGATGATGATGTCGACGATCGGTTTACGGTCGGCTAGCCGCTGCTGCGTGGACACGGAGTGCTGCTGTGTTTGGGTGGTGGCGTCGTCGTAATCGTAGAAATACAGGGTGCGCGGGATGTGGACTTCAGTTTTCAGTAGCGGTCGTAGCGTGCAGGCGTAACCGTCGTCTTCGCCCCAGTTGGTTTCTGGGAATCGGGCCTGTCGGGCGAGTTCGGTTTTGACCGGGCAGAGGTGGTTAGGCATCCGTTTGTAGGTGGCGCTGTTTTGGTTGGCGGTGTAGTCGATCGAGTATCGGCAAGGAATGGGGGGCTTGCCGTTGAGGCTGACATCGGCGGTAAAGGTGATGACGTCGGGATAGCAGTTGATGCCCTCGAGGATCGCTGTGAGGTAGTCGTCGGCTAGCCGGTCGTCGTCGTCGACGAAGCAGACGTAACGGCCTTGCGCGGTGTCGATGAGGGTGTTGCGTTTTTGGCCGACGGGGCGGCGCCGGTTGTCGGTGAGGATGAGTATTTCGATGCGTGGTTGGTGTTGGGGATCGAGTGCGTTGAGCTGGCCATAGAGCTGTTCTTGGATACGGAGCCCGAACGTTTTATAGCGCGTGTCTGTGGAGCAGATGCAGACGGACAGGTCAATCACACGGTCGTCCTCCGATTCTGAATCGCAGGAGTTGGATGGCTTCGGCGTTGCTGTGGCGTTCGCACACGGGGTAGCCGTGTAGGCGGCTGCGGGTGTAGTTGCGGCGTAGGCCGGCGGGGTGGCGGGCGGATTGGCGGATGCACACGGTGCACAGTCGGCGGGGGTGTTCGCGTTCGCGGGTGAGCCAGCGTATCGCGCGGGTGAGGGTCATTGGGGGGTGCCTGGTTTTGGGCGCGCGCGACCGTACGGGCCAAGAATAACACTGGTGTGATTCATGCGGTGATTTCTCCGGTGTAGGTGCCCAGGACGTGGCCGAGCCAGGCGAGTTTTTCGACGGGCCAGTGTGCGTGACATTGGCGGCACAGGGCGCCGGCGGTGGTGACGGCTAGAGCGCGGGTGCGGATGATGTCGCCGTCGTCGTTTTTGCGGTGTGCCCAGTTGTGGCCGCATTGGGGGCAGGGGTTGGGGAGGTTGAGGGGTTTTTGTGGGGTGAGTAGGTCGTCGATTTCTTTGGCCCAGGATTGGATTTCTGCGGTAATGGTCTCGAGGTGTTCGGTGTCTTGGGGTCGCCATTTTTGGGTGGTGAGCCATTGGAGGCGGTCGGGGGTGTTGTGGATGTGAGTGTGGGGGGTGTGGTGTTGGGTGCGTTTGTCGATTTTGATTTTGAGTTTTAGGCAGTCGATTTGGCAGGGGATGATGGTGGCGGCGGGGGTTCTGGCGTGTCCGCTGATGTGGGCGTCGGTGATGGCGTCGCGGAGTTGGTGGTAGCGGGAGTCGAGCGGGTGGTGTTGGTGCCAGGTGGGGTCGCAGAGGGCGCTGACGGCGTCGTGGAGGCGGTTTCTGGCTAGGGGCAGGGACATAGTCATGCGACACCGATATCTAGTCGTGGGGAGCCGCTAATCAACGAACATAAGTCGTTGACGGTCATGGTGACGTATTGGCGGCCGGGGTCGGCGACGCCGTGGCGTTTGTGGATGACTATTCCGGCGAGGGCGTCGTCGTTGCCGGCTTCGATTGCGGCTTCGTGTGTCCATTCGGCGAGGGCTGTTCGGGTGGTGTTTTTGCATTCGATGACGAGGCGTTGTCCGTGGATGTAGACGCCGCTGATGTCGCCGCGGTCGTTTTTCCCGTATTTGACTCGTTTGTCTATTCGGTCGTCGTTGAGGGCGGCGGCGAGGTGGTCGGCTATTTGGCGTTCAAATCGGGCGCCGAGTTGTTTGGCTGATTGGCGGGAACGGGTCATTTGATCACTCGTAATGATGGGCCGAAACGGTAACAGCGGCATTGGCATTTTGAGCATGGAGCTAAAGCGTGGTAGCCGTTGGCGGTGCGGGTATAGAAGTCGGAGTCGAGGTCATGCCAGTCCTGGTGGTGGCCGCATCGACAAATCGGTTCGGGATCGTCTTTGTGCTTTTCGAGTTCTGCTTCGATCTCGGATAATTTCATTCGGGGCCTCGCGTTGCTTTACGTAACGTTTTATTCAAACAGGACAAACACAAGTACTTTGTGAGTGTTCTGTTCTGTTCTGTTCTTGCGCGCGCGTGGCATCGGTTTAGCATTGCTTCAAGCATCATGGTTGGGGTCCGTTCCGTTGCGTTTGGCCCAGCGGGCGGCGGCGGCTTTTTCGGCTCTTGACCTGCGTTTTTGCATGTCGTCTTCGGAGAGTTGGTGTTCGTCCCAGCCGTGGATTTGCCAGCCACCGGGAACGGGCTCCCAAAGGCCAGCCGAAACGAGCCGGGAAGCGTCGTTTCGTGTTGCGCCGAGGCCACGCAGAGCGGCCGCGGGGACGTAGCCGGCGAGGCCTGTGCGCCCACTGAACGTCATGGCTTCGAGGTGGATGACGATGGTTCTGTATTGTCGGTCTTCTTTGAGGAAGAGGAATTTGGGGTTGTCGAAGATGGTTGTGTCGAGTCGTATCCATTTGACTCCCGCCATTTCTCATTCCGCTATCCGGGGATATTCATTAGGTAGTTGCATCCCAGGTCCATCTATGCCGAGGTTGGGTTTCATGTGTATTGCGCAGCCCGCTTCGCGGGCTTGTCGATAAATCCGGTCTACCCAATCAAAGGGCGGCGCGAATGATGGGACGATACCGTCAGGCTGGCGGGTCGCTGTTTGGGCGCCGATGACTATCCAGTCGAACATGGACAGGTCGGTGAATTCTAGTGGTTCGCGTAGTGGTTCGAGGCTGAGCCATTTGGTGACGTCGTCTGGTAGTTCTGTGAATGCGCGTTCGGCGATGCGGACTCGTTTTTGTTCGTCGACTGAGGTGCCTATCCATGCGCCATCTGGCAGTTTGAGGCCGGGGTATCGGTCGGGGAATTTGGTGAGGGTGATGTATTGCCATTGGGGGTTGTCGAGCATGGCGGCGTGGACTTGGTCAATCCAGTCCTGGGGGACCCAGCGGCCGTAGAGGTCTGCCATGGAGCAGACGAATACCCGGCGGTAGGCGCAGATTTGGCATTCACCATCGCCGCATGGTTGGTGGTTGTCATCGCGATATTTGGCGGGAATGGTGGTGTTGGCTGGGGCTTGTAGGCGTTCGGAGTGGAATAGTGGAGTGAAGCCGATTGGGTAGGCGTCGGCGAATCGTTTGCTTGTGGCGATTTCGCGGGCGTAGCAGTAGGGGCAGCCGTGGAGGCAGCCGGTGACGGGGTTCCATGACCAGGCGGCCCAGGAGATGCCGCCGCTGGGGGTTTCGTTGAACTTGCTGACGCCTTTGCGTTTGGCGTATTCGACTGGGTTGCCTTCGTGGGTGTAGAGAGTGAGCGCGGTGCGCTCAGCGGTGCGCTTATCCGGTTTCGGCATTCCAGCGTTGCGCTTTTTGCGCTCGCGATCGGCCTTCGCAATCTCCATGCCGTTGCGGACCTGTTCAGCGAGGTCCGGGTATTCCTGTTTGATGGCGTCGGCGCGGTCGACTTCGCGGCCGGACGCGCCGACGGCGGCTGCTGCCTGATCTCGCGCTTTGCCTGTAATGGTGGGGGAATCCCCACCTTTAGGGCGTCCGCGCTTCGTGCCTGCCGCATAGAACGGTTTGAGGTCTGCGCCGAGCATGTCACGCTGGCCAGCCGAGAGATGCCGGCGCTTGATGTTGGCACTGACGATGTAGTCGACTAGCTGCGTTTCGGTGTAGTGCTGACCGAGGCGAATCTCAACTACGTCGGCGCTAGCGATCTCGCATGCGCGCCAGCGGTTTCGCCCATCAAGTAAAACCGTTCCATCGTGGTTGAGAACGATTGGCTGTTGCAGACCGTTGCGCTTGATATCCTCCGCTAAAGCCTTCAGTTCGGCTTCATCAAGCATCGCGAACTTTTCCGCGACGGGATGCACTTTGTAAGGCCCGAGTTTCATCGCAATCCCTCCGACGGGAACAGCCCGTCTTGTGTGTCTTGACGCTCAGCTCTGGTTAAGAACAGCTGATCTTCGAGCTCAGCGAAAATAAAGGAATTCTTGCGCCACCAAACGATCTGCATCGTCCGGCCAATCCTGTTGAAGGCGGCACGGATGTCTGCTTCTGTTTGGTCGCGCCATTTCAGTGGTGCGGTGATCGCGTAGGCCCATTTTGATGCATCACGGTCGACAGCAGCCAGAACAAGGTCGGTGTAGCGGGGCAGATGGTGTTTGACTGCCTGGAGGTGGGGATACCAGCCGGTTTTGCGTTCTTCATACGACTTCATCATCAAGCCACCGACGTTGCACCCCATGGTGGAGAAGGTGGTGCACATCCAGGTGGTGGTGAGGATTTCGCCGATCATGGTGGGGCGCATGGCCCAATCGTGAATCGAGTTGGGGTCGTTGCAGACGAATACGCAGTCGCCTTCGCTGACGCAGCCGAGGTTTGCCGTCTGGCCGCTCTCGCAGAAGGCGAGGATTGTACAGGCGATCTTTTCGCTTGGAGCGTAGTCGAACCGCGCTTTGCCTTCGGTCGTTGCTGTGGGTGCGCCGAGGTGGGCCGTCAAATTCTCGATAAGTCTGTTGAAGGTATTGGGGTTGATCTCATAGAGAATGACGATTGATCGTTGCATGCCACGCCGATGGCATCCCGCAGCGTGGTGGATAAGAATCCCTGGGGAAGTGCCGTACCAGAAGTCTTTGCCGTCACCTGGTATGCCGTCGCCTGCGCAGAGGTCATACGCGACGAACCGAAGGGCGCCAACCTTTTCGGTCGACGCAGCGCCAGCGATGCGGCCGACCATCTTGTTTAGCAGCTCATGTTTGACTGGTGTGCGCCAGCTTCGTCCCACGGAAGCGCGCTTCGGCATTAGCTACCCTTTCCATGGATTTCGCAGTGGCATTGGTGGCAGACGGCGATCATGTTTTCGGGTATGTCGAAGCTGCCCCACGGTGGATAGCGCAAATGGTGCGGCTCGGCGGGTGGGTGTTGGTGGCAGCGTTCGCACTGGCCGGCGGCGCGGATGAAGACTTGGGCGCGTACTTCGAGAAACCTTGGGTGCCTTAAGTATTCGGCGTAGGTGCGGTAGGCCTGGTCGCCGGGTGCTGGTGGTGCGTAGTGCCGGGTCATGGCTCCGGTTCGTCTTGTTCGTCTTCGGCGGCTTCGGCTAGTGCGGCGGTGTTCAGCACTTCGCGGATTCGGTCTTGTACTGGGTATTCGGCGTCGTGGATTTGCCAGCTTTCGAGTTGGTCGAGGAGTCGTTGTGCTTCGTTGCGGGTGAGTCCGGCTGAGGTGGTGAGGTCGTAGCCGAGGATGTGGGATGTCACTGTGAGTCTGTCGTTGCGGTCGGTGAGTCCGAGTTGGCGGAAGATGGCGTGCATTCGGCGGTTTTGTGGGGTGGTGGCCGGCGGGTCCGGGTCGGGCGGCGGTTGGCCCACGTCGCTCAGAATCGGCGTGGGCCGCTCGCCGCCCTCTTCCTCTGGGGTGGTGTGGGGGGCGGCGTCGGAGTGAACAGGGAGGAGTTCTGGTTCCGGCGCCGCCGGCTCGAGGGTGGTGATTTGTTCGACGGTGCGCGGCAATATCCCGGTGGCTGGCAGCGACGCGCCGCCGCGGCGTTTGCGGGTGATCGTGGCCGCTGCGGCGACTTGTTCGCTGATACTCGGGCGCCCGTTGGTGGCGGCGGCGGGGACCGGCGTCAACGCCGCCGGGGGCGGGTCTTCGGTGAGCTCGGACGCCGGCTCAATCGTGGTGGTGCCGCTGAGCAGTTGGCCTGGGGACACTTCGATGTCGAGGACGGGGACGGCGAATCGGCGGGTGCCTTGGTTGGGGCGTTTGGTCATGCGCTGCTCGAGGCGCAGTGTGGCGGGCAGCATGTGGCCGCGCCCGGCGGCGAGCTGGACTATTTCGACGGCGCCTTGGAGTTCGACGGCGGCGTAATAGCCTTGGGTGTCGATGCGCCACACGCCGAGCCCGGGCAGGTCGCGGAGCATGACGGACAGGCGGGTGTGGATGTCGCATTCGCGGCGTTGGGGGTCGCAGAGACAGTCGGCGTCGGTGATGGTTTCGGTGATGCCGTCGCAGCGGCGTTGGCAGCCGCCGGCGGCCCACAGTTCGTAGTGTTGGGTGAAGGCCATGTCGGAGGGGGGGACGATCACCGGGAGGGTGTCGGTGGTGGTGATGACTTCCCATTGTGGGCCTGCGGGTGCGGTCCATTTGTTGACGGTGCCGCCGTAGAGTTGGGCGGCTTGGTTGATGCGGTTGCGGTCCGGGGAGGTGAGGCGGAACGTTTCGAGTTTGGTGGGCCGGGTTTTGCCGTTGGCGCTGGTGACTTGTTGGCCGATGCGGATGCGCCCGATTTCGGCGAGGCGGCGTTGCAGGTCGATGATCATTGCAGGGGGGCTCCCATGACGGTTTTGGAGAGGTCGTCTACCCAGCGGAACGCTTCGAGTAGGTACAGGAACGAGGTGTGTACGTCGGTGTCGCAGCGGACGGGGTAGGCCATGCAGTGTTCGGGGGTGATGTGGATGCACAGGCCGGTGTCGATGGCTTGAAATGTGGGGTTTGCGGCGATGACTACTGCGTTGTCTTGTTCGGTTTGGTTGAGCAGGTAATAGCGCCGGAATTTTATTTCGGTGCGCCGCGGTGCGATGACGGCCAGTTCGGCCCAGCGGTAGGCGGCGAGTTGGACGGCGACTTGTTCGGGGTAGGGGGCGCGGGGTTTGCCGTAGGAGTCGAACGGTTCGCGGGACGTTTTGTAATCGGTGATGAAGCGGGTGCCGTCAATGGTGAGGATGGCGTCGAGCGTGCCTGCGTAGCCAAATGTGGGTGAGTAGACGGTCATTTCGGCGGCTTCGGCTGTGGGGGTGAAGCGTTGTAGCCAGGTGTCGAATTGGTTGAGCATTTGGCCGACCACGGTGGTCTCGGCGTCGATGTCAAGGTCTGGTTGGTCGCGGCCGGTGGCGCGTATGAGGTCGGCGGCAAAGTCGCGGTCGGGTTTTTTGCCGGTAAGTGCGTATTCTTCGCAGACTTTGTGGGTGACGGTGCCCAGTGCGGTGGACGCCAGTTTGTAGCGGGGGAGGCGTTTGGGTGTGAATGCGTCGCGTATCCATTTGACTGCGACGGGGCGGCCATGTTCTTCGAGCATGGCTTGCCAAGTTTTTTGGGAGTCGATGGCGGCTTCGGCGGCTTGTTCGGCGGCCCAGTATTTGAGTCCTTCTTTGTTGAGGACGCCGATTATGGTGGTGACGGAGATGAATTGCTGGTCGTCGGGGTGGGGTTTGGGGACGTCGGTGACGGGTCGGCGTTGGGGTGTGGTGACGTCGGCGGGGGGTTGCCCGAGCGTGGTGGGGGTGGCGTCGATGTCAGTCAAAGTTGAATCCGATCTCCATGGGCTGGGACAGGCGGGCCACGATGAGGGGCATGTAGGTTTCTTCGCGTTCGATGAGGATGGTGTGTTTGTGTTCTTTGATGGCGGCTTCGGCGGTGGTGCCGGTGCCGGCGAAGGGGTCGAGGATGGTTCCGCCGGGTGGGGTGACGAGTCGGATGAGCCATTGGATGAGTTCGACGGGTTTCACGGTGGGATGCGCTATGCCATCGGATGACGGGCGGTCTGTGCCGGGTGCTTTGGGTTGGTATTTGAAGGTGGGGAAGAAGCGGGAACCGCCGCCTTCGCCGCCGTATCCGCAGTAGGCCGAGTCGGTTACGGCTCCGAGTTTGCCGCCGTAGCCGCCGGTGTCTGGTTTGTGGTTGCGTAGGACTGCGGTACCGTCTTTGGTTGTGCCGGTTTGTTTGTCGAGTTCGGCGGCGGTGTGTTGGTCGAGGGCGACGTTCGGCGGCCACCGACCAGCGGTATTTACCGACTGTTGGGGTCTGCTAGCTCCGTAAACATCGCTTGTCACGGTGTCTTCGCGGCCGGGATTTTTTGCTTGGCTTGTGGCGAGATCGGCATCACTGGCATGTGCGATCCGGCAGGCGTCGATGTTGAGTGCCCCCGTCCCGTATTGCTGGACGTTGGCGGCGACGGTGCCCTGCAACGGTTTGCGGGCGACGGTGATGGGTTCGTAGGCGGGTTTGAGTGCGGTTCCCCAGCCCTGCCACTGTTTGGCGGCGTCGGTTGAGGGGGCGGTGATTTTCCGCACTATGTAGCCATTCGCGTCAACAGTGCGGGTATCCCCGGTCTGTGTGCTCATATAGGTATTGCCGATGTGCGGGTCTGCCATGCGGAACGGGCTGCGTTCAGTTGAGAGCACTTCCCGCTGTGCGCTTGCCGCCTTGTCGATCGCTTTGGATACGTCCAGCGACTTCGGAAATCCCGAAAAATATAACCACGCGATGGAGTCGCGGATTTCGAATCCGGCGTCTTCGACCGCGCAGGTGAGTCGGTGGCTGGTGCGGGTGCCGCCGAACGCGAGAAGGTGGCCGCCGGGCTTCAACACACGTTGGCACTCGGTGGCCCATGTGGTGCACCACGTTTGGTATTCGCTGGGGGTGGCGTGAGTGTCCCAGCTGCGGCCCATGAAGGCTAGCGCATACGGTGGGTCAGTAACTACGGCGTCAATGCTGTTGTCGGGCAGGGTGGGCAGGATGTTGAGGCAGTCGCCGTAGTAGACGGTGACGTCGTCGTCTCGGTAAGCGGGTTGTGGTGGGTCGTTGGCGTTGTCGGTCCAGATGGTTTGGGTGCCGGCGCCGGTGTCGGCGCTGTGTGGGCCGGGGTGGCCTTGTGGTTGTTCGCAGTGGTTGCGGTAGAAGGTGGCGGGACAGGTCATGACGCTGTCGAGTTACCCGGTAGCCGCACCGCCGGCAAGATCAGGCCATCCTTGTCCTGGTCGTACTCATAGATTTTTTGCGCGACGGTTGGTATGAATTTCATGCGGCGCCTTTGGGGTAGGGGGGTTCGGTGAGTTTGTAGGGCAGTTCCTCGTGGTGGTGGTCTTGTTTCCATTCGTCGTAGAGTTCGGCGGCGATGATGTCAGCTTGGCTGCAGGTGTCGCAGATGACGGTGATGTAGTGGGTCATGCTGTTCCTGTGGGTGGTCTGAGGTGGTCCGTGAGTGCGATGCGGAACGGTTCGCCGCTGGCTTCGCAGTCGCGGCCGATGGTGTTTTTGTGTTTTCTGATAACGGGGCTGGTGGATTTCACCGGCTGGAAGCAGACAGGGCAGATGGGTTTGTTGGGAAAACGGCGGGTGGTCATGGCTGTGCCTGATGGGTGAGGTGGTAGGGTTTGCCGCTTCCTTTGCAGATGGCGCCGGTTTGGAGGTTGTAGTGTCCGGCGATGTTGCGTCGGATCGTGGGTGGGACGGTCCGTCCGCAGTCGGGGCAAAGGTGTTCGATAGTGCTGCCGGGGGGGCGTCCGGGTTGCCCGGTCATGCGGTGTCTCGGATTTGTTGGAGCCAGACGTCTATTGCGATGAGTTCGGCTTGGTAGGCGAGGGCGCGTTCGCGGCGCCGGGCCTGCCAGTGGGGGACGCCCAACCACGCAGCTGCGGTGGCGCTGTAGGTGGCGACGATGGCGCCGACACACGTGAGTGCGGCGGTCATAGTTCGCTGTTGGGTTGTTCGCTGATGGTGGGGTGTTCGAGCCATCGTTGGACGGTGGTGCGTGGGGATTTGGCGTTGAGGATGGTGTTGGCGTACTGGTCGGGGTCGAGGAGTGCGGCGTTGAATTCTTCGTCGGTCATGAGGCGGCTCCTTTTTGGTCGAGGAATGCGTCAAGGTCGTGCACGTCGATGACATAGGCGCTGGTGGCGGCGTCGGAGAGTTTGTGGGCTTTGAGTTTGCCGGTGGTAATGGCGTGGATGATGGTGCGCCGTGGGATGCCGGTGACTTCGGCCGCTTTGCTCACCGAGTAGCGTCCGAGTTTGGGCATAGGCGCAACTTAGACTATGGCGCAATGTTGAGCAAATATGTTATCGGCGTGTTGTGTGTGAACTTCACAGCGTTGCGCAACTAGGCAACATGGGCTAGTGTGCGGGCATGAGTATCAACTACGACGCAGGGCACGTCCCGCCCATTGAGCTGCATCACCGGCTGCGGATCGCCCGCGAGTACGCCGGCCTCGAACAGG